ATCAATAAGTTAGAAAAGATTTGTAAAGTTGACAAAATGGAAAATGAAAAATTAAGAGTAAATAAAAATGTCAAAAAAATAAAAAATGTAAAATTTGTCAAAATTTGACACTTTTCGCCCGAAAGGCCTATAAACAGGGCATTCTTGATGTCAAATTTTTGTCAAATTTGTAAAAAAAGTGTAAAGTTATAAAAAATCATAATATGAGTATAAACCTAATCACCCAATCCGAATTCGAAGCCCTCTATAATGAGCGACGAAAGCAACAAATGAAGGACGGTTTCTTCAAGAAATCATGGCCGTTGATAACCACTAAAGTCATCAAGAAACGGCAGGACATTTACAAAGCAGATGAAAACGGAGTGCCTACTTTGGTGGAACGCATACCGGGCGTATCAAAGAAGGCATTTAACACCAATAACTTCAATGCTCTTTGCCAAGCGGTTTGGCAGTATTACACCGGAAATGTACTGAAGAGAATATCATCAGAAGGTAAGTATCGGGTCGGTGTTGGATTCATTCCGAGCACAAACAAGGGATTTGCAGATTTGCACGGGATGTATAAGGGTAGGGCCGTTTACATAGAAACTAAGCAACGGAATGAGAAGCACCTAAAGAGCCAACAGGACTTCATGCAATGGGTTCGTGACGGTGGCGGGATATACCACACCGTCCGATCATTCGAGGATATGTATTTGGTGACGCAAAATATTTTGAAAGAATTATGAAAAAAGTTTGCAGAATTCAAAAGTATGTTTATCTTTGCATCAGCAATCAAGCAAATAACAATTTAAAAAACAGAAATTATGCCAATCGAATTACTTTACACAGACAGCGAAATAGTAAAAATGCATAGAAATTTACTATTTAAAAAAGTTATATCAAAAGAAGAATTAGAACTTCTTGAAGAAATTCAAAACTATATGAAAAGACCCGCATAATGAAACAGAAAAATAAAGGGGGAAAAAGAGTGGGCTCAGGTCGCAAACCTGCCCCTTACCAAACTAAAACGATTTCTTTTCGTGTCCGCATCGAATGGGTCGAAGAGATTAAGTTAATGGTAAAAAATAAAATCAAAGAATTCTCAAAATAAATTTGTTTGTTTGAATATACGGTGTATATTTGTGGAGTAATTAAAAACAATAAGAAAATGACAAACGAACAAATCCTCGCTGAATTTACAAAGTTAGCAAACGAAGAAGCGGCAATAGCAACTGCAAAATTTGAAGAAAGAATGCAAGAACTGAAATCAGAGCCAAAAGTTCAAAGAGTTGCCCCAAAATGGAATCTTAAACCAAGTTTTTCGGTAGTAATTACAGATGTAACTCCTGATGGATATGGAAACTAAATACACAAAAGATGAACTTGAAAAAATGAGCCGTAGTGACATGGCTCATTATATTGAAAAAATCACACAAACAGAAATTTGTAAGGATAAAATATATTGCAATTTGGTATTAACAATATGGCTAAAAAAATAAAACAATAATCAAATGAAACTCCTCCTAACAATCATGCTGCTACTTGTCGCAGCCGTTCCGGTAATCGAACACAATGAAAAGAAGATGAAGCGAAAGTATTATCTTGCAATCAATTACCTAATCTATATCGCAATGGTATTAGATTTGATTTGTATTATTTGGGTTTATTAATTACCTTTGCCAAATCCATTTTCAATTGTTGTTTTATCATTTTCTAAGCAGGCCCTTTTTTAGGGGCTTGTTTGGTTTAAATAAATATTGTGTATATTTGCGGGTGTATGAAGATAACGCCCAGCAAACGGAATACAAACCGACACACCGACAAGGGTATGCAATTGCTTGAGAAATCAATCAATGAAATCGGGGTGATTGAATCCATATCAGTTACAAAAGAAGGGACAATAATCAGCGGTCATGCAAGAAAGGCCACGTTTGATAAACAGGGTAAAAAGCCAAAGGAAGTACATTTATCGGATAATGAGTACCCCGTAATCGTAAGGGATGACATCGAGGATAACACCGAATTATACTACAAGGCTCAGATATTGGCAAACACGACATCAAAACAGAATATAGACCTTGATACTGAACTCATTGAAGAAATTGCGGTGGAATATGATTTGGATATTGAAGAGTTGGGCGTTGAGATAGTGGATAGTGTAAAAGATAGCGATGATTTTGGAACAGATTTCACCCTGCCTGATGGAGATAAAGCACCGTTTCAACAAATGACTTTTACTTTAGCAGATGAACAAGCAGACCAAATTAAAAACGCAATATCAGATATTAAAGAAACTGAAGAATATAAATATTGCGAAACAATGGGCAACGAAAATTCAAATGGTAACGCACTTTATTTAATTATAATGCAATGGGCAGAGCAAAGGAAATAATTGTTAAGGTAATACCGTCAAAGATTGCAAATGAGTTTGTAAAGAAACATCATTATTCGGGTAAAAGTGCAGTTAACCCTTCCGTTTGTTTTGGTTGTTTTTTAGATGAAAAGTTGCATGGAGTTTTGCAATTTGGGCCATCAATGCAAAAATCAAACTGCATTAATTATGTAGAAGGCACTAAATGGAATGAATTTTTAGAATTAAACAGAATGGCATTTGATGAATATTTGCCAAAGTATAGCGAAAGTAGATGTATTTCGATTTGCATGAAATTGCTAAAGAAAAACGCATCACATATAAAGTGGGTTATTTCTTTTGCAGACGGAACGCAATGTGGTGACGGTACGATATATAGAGCAAGTGGTTTTAAATTATTGGGGGTTACAAAAAACAGCACTATTTATGAAATGCCTGATGGGTTTAGATTTGCCGACATAGGGTTAAGGGCAAGCAGCCATCTTTTAAAAAAGAAAGTTGGTTATAAATTAGGCGAAAAGTTTAGCAATTTTAAAGAAAGAACAGGGGCAAAAAAAGTAGATGGTTTCCAACTCCGATACATTTACCTAATCGACAAATCCTGCAAAATAACCGTTCCAATATTACCATTTAGCAAAATAGATGAAATGGGAGCAGGAATGTATAAAGGGAAAAAAGTATCTTTACAAAGCAGAAAAGAAATATGCGAGGGTGGGCTAAATAAAAGTCGCAATACTTCCAGTATTGAGATGGCGGTTACACCGACCTCCTCGCTCAAACTAAAATGAAACCAAATAAAAGGCAATACATAGATTTTATCATTGATGAGCTGAATAAAGGAAATGTTCAGTATAAGGAAGTTATGTTAGCTTTCGTTAGTAAATTTGAGTTAACCGAACAGACGTTTGTAAGGTATTGGAAATCTGCCAACGAAGAGTATTCAGCGCACCGAGAATCCGTTAATAAACAAAAGGCCGAGGAAAGCATCAGGACGGAGACAGAGGCCGCCAAATCGCTTGTATTGGACAAATACGCACGAATGAAGATAGCTGAAAGTATTGCATTGGGCAAAGCCAAGCGGGTAGAGGGGCAAATCATAATGCCGTCACCAAGCGACCAATTGAAGGCTTTGGACTATTTGGCAAAAATAGATGGGGACTATGCCCCCGCCAAAATAGCCAACACCGACTCCGAAGGCAAAGACGTAGCACAACTTAACATTATTGCTCCCGTTGGATTAAAACTTGAGTTCCCAAATAATACGGATGGAGCAACTACATAGCCCATTTGTTAAACAACCCGATCCGCTTTATTACGCGAATCTATTTGCCCCAGAGAGAATCGTAATTAATCAAGGCGGTACATCTTCAGGTAAGTCTTATTGCATTATGCAGGTACTTGTGACCATTGCAATGGCAGCGCCTAACTATGTCATTACGGTGGTTAGTAATACGGTACCGAAATTAAAAGAAGATACCATGCGTATCATGGCCGAATTGGTAAGCAATAACCCATTGGTAAAACGAAGCGTTAAGGACTTCAACAAATCAGACCGCGTCTATACATTCAAGAACGGCACTATAATCGAGTTTAAATCATTTGAGAACGCTGAACAAGCCAAAGGAGGTAAACGCCATATTCTGTACTTAAATGAAGCTACAAGGGTGGATTATATGCTTTTCTTTGAGGCCAACATGAGGACCTATGTAAGGACCTACTTAGACTACAACCCTTCATTTCGGTTTTGGGTACATGAACGCATTATCGAGAACAAAACCGAATACCCATCAGTTAAGGTGCTTAGGTCATGGCACGTTCATAATTCATACTTACCACAGGATATAAGGGATTCAATCGAACGCATACAAGACCCTGAATTATGGAAGGTTTATGCCAGAGGCTTAACGGGCCGTTTGTCGGGTGCGGTTTATCATTTCGGGGTAGTGGATTCGGTTAAGATGGAGGACGTGTCCAATGTCATTTGGGGGTGTGACTTTGGATACACCAATGACCCGACGGCATTAGTTAAGGTCTATGTGATGAGGCCGGGCATGGAGTGGGATTACATCGTGCATGAATGCGCCTACATTACGGGACTAAGCCCGGCAGCTATTCAGGAACACGCAACAGAGAACGGCTACAAGTCAGGGCAGGTCATGTATTGCGACCATGATAAAGAATATGTGCTACAACTCAGGCGCTTAAAGGTATCAGCTGTAATGGCCGAAAAGAAAGAAATAATGCCGGGTATTCTACACGTTAAACAAAAGCGCATAGCTTACACAAGGTCATCGAAGAACATAGCTGAGGAGGAAAAGAAATACAGATTTATTGAAGTTGATGGGCAACCGACAAACAAACCAATGGACGCATTTAACCATGCTATGGATGCGCTTAGATATGCGATATTTTCATACAGAAATAGAAAATGATGTATATTTGCTCAATGAAATACTTGATAACGATAATGGCTATCGGGCTGCTATCATGCACAAGAGGCGAAAAGTACACCTGTAAGAATGTTAAGGATGGACAGGTTATCACCGAGCAACGTAGATTTAAACCAAGTGAACTTGAGGCATACAATCTAACTCCTATATTTTGGAAGATAGATACAGATTTGAACCGTATAATGATTTACCCAGAATGCAAATAGGTACTGCAAGGTCTTTGTTTTATGAGCAATACGCCCGTGATAAGGTCTGGGCTAAGTTGCATGAGTTTGAGCAGTCAGGTATTGGTAATGAATGTGATGTCTTATTGGTCTGCAATGAAAAGGTTAAACATTGGGCGCTTACAACTTATTCAGATATTTATCAAATAAAATATTCGGATAACGGACACTTCATGAAAATAACATTTATAAAAAATTTGCATAATTCAAAAAACATTGTTTAATTTTACAGCGTGACTAATAGCGGAAATGCTGTATTGGATGAAATCCGGTGTAAGCAAACTATCACAGAAGGCAAACTAAAAGGCAAAGTATGTGATAAATTGCTTATGAAAGGCAAGTTCACTAAAGGTACTAAAATCAGTATAAGGTGTAAGTCCTGCAAGGGGTACACAAACAAAACATACTGATAAAAACAAGGCTCAGTATTTAGAAGCCAATAACCATTTAAACAAGTGGATATTGGCTAATTTTTTTTCAAATCTGTTCAAAAAGAAAGATGCTGTAAAGCAGCAAAATAGGGTCATTGATATATCAAAGCCTTATGAATTCTTTTGGCTAAACGGTGCTATCAAATGGGAGAAATCAGGCACACCGGATGGAGTGCTAAAAGCATTGAAAGAATGCCCTGTTGTATCCACAATCATCAATAAAGAAGTCGAAGCGTTTGGCAATGGCATTACCGAAGTGGTTAACCCGCAATCAGGTAAGGCCGTGCGCGGTGCCTATACCGACATCGAAGGCATCATCAAGAAACCAAACAGCCTACAAACACAGGCGCAATTCGAGGCCCAAGTCGTAGGTTATACCCGTGCTTATGGGTATTGCCCTGTTATCTTCAAGGGGCCTATAGGATTCCCACCGACTGAGATGTGGGTACTTCCTCCTCAGTTTTGCGATATCGTCATTGATGACCGAAAGAACCCGTATGACGTAAGGAAGAACAGCGATTGGATTGATAGGTTCACGTTTAAATACGGGCAATTTGATACCGTTATCAATCCTGATAAAGTCTATTTCTTCACCGCAAATACATTACCGACTGATAACTTTTATTTACCTGAATCACCATTAGGGCCACTAAGCAAACCAATATCAATTCTGATATCGTACTACAATGCGGAAAACGAAATGATGACCCATAGAGGGCCGCGTGGAATATTGGCAAACACCGCAGCGGGTGAACTTGACAGGGAGCCAATGAGTACGGAAGCAAGAGATGAGATACAACGTGACTTTAAAAATGCGTATGGATTCCAACCGGATCAAAGCCAAATAATCATCACAGATGCAGCCCTTCAATGGCAGTCAATGTCATTTAATGCAACTGAATTAGGGCTAAATGAAACCTATAAACGTGCCACGTTTGACATCGCAACGGGGTTAGGTTATCCGAAAGACTTGTTGCAACTTGAAGGAAGTACTTTCAACAACCAAAACACAGCGTGGAAGTCATTGTATCAAGATACGGTTATACCTATGGCCGAATCGTATTGTATGCAGCTAATGGAGTTACTGAAAGTGGATGTATCGAAGGTGCTGATTAAGAAAACCTATGACCATTTAGAAGTCATGCAAGAAAGCAATGAGGAGAAAGGGAAG